ATCCTATTACTTTGCCTCCGGCAGCTTGAATCGCCGCGACTTCATTTGGAAATCTGCAATCGTCAATCACCGCCAGAATAGGCTGTTCTTCTTCAATATCTTTTAGGCATCGGTTAACCCAAACGTTTTTATCAATATATCTCATAACATCTGTGCCAAGGTACTGTAGGAACTCACGGGCGGTCATTGGGCCACTCCGACATCCCCTTGCCTGTCCCGGCATGTTTTCCCATCGCAAATGTGGCACTACTTGATTTTTATGCTCTTGACTTCCATAAGCCTGTTCTTCTTTTAGTCCAAACAGACTCATAGCCATATACTTCAAAGGATCTGCAAAGGAATATTTTTTCACAAAGGGCCAAACATTGTACATCGCCCAATCAATAAAGTCTAAATCTTTTCTATTAACATCTAAATAAGTATCCGCGACTTCGGTTCCGCCCCCCTCCTTTTCCACATCTGTTTTTACGATCAACTGACCTCTTTGAGAGATTGCAAAATTTTCAATAACGCGGTAGGATCTTAATTGATAACCATGAAGAAAATTCATGCTAGTTGTTTTACCAGAACCTTTGCCTCCTGCAAAAGCAACGATCTTAGTTTCCATTTATATAGCTCCTTAATTGTGGATAAAGAAATTCTTTTATTTGTTGCACTGTCAAATCGCCCACGTCTTTAACACCTTGAATCATTTCTGGACGAATATAATTAAATCGCCTTCCGCAGATTTTTACAATTTGCTCAGCAGCGGCATTTCCCGCGTCATCGTAATCAGTAAGTATTACTACGTTCATCGCGCCACTTTGTTCCAATAGTATTAGCTGGTCTTCATTCAAACTACATCCAAAAATGCCAACAGCGTTAGCAATACCAGCTTCGTGGAGTCTCCAAACATCTCCTTGTCCTTCGACTAAGACGACGCTTCCTGTATTCATTATCTCTTCTTTTGCGAGATTTAGCCCGTATAAAACATTTTTTTTGAAGCCCTGACTGTGTAACCATTTAGGCTTTAGATGTTCTTTAATTGCGCGACCAACGCATCCAACATAGTTATAATCTTCATCATAAATAGGCACTACTACGCGGCCAGACATTGGCTGATCGCTAGTCGTACATTCACCCACGTCGAAATCTTCAAGTATAAGTTGGCTATAATTTCTTCCCAAATAGTATGGAGCGGGTATATTTAATTTGCCCCGTAGGTCAGACCTAGATATTGCGCCCTCCTCTCTTTCAATACGGCGATTAAAAACATCTAACGTTTTGAATTTCTTTTTGGGAGCTTCTTTGATTTCGTCAAAATCTTTCCCGATTATATCTAGACAAAAGTCAACTGTCTCTTGCATCGAAACTTTTCTGTCTGCGTGATAAGATAAGCATCCACGCACGAATCCGAACAAACTATCAATGTATTCTTCTTGACATCCTTGAGTCCAACAGGTCCAATTACCCTGCTTAGTTGTACCGTCAGTAAAAATACAACATCCTTCAGGACTATCGCCGCCATGAACTGGACATGGGAAGGCAAGCCTATTTGGAAATTCAACGTAATTTATGTCGAAGTGAGTTAAAACTTTTTCGATGTGTAAAAGCAACTCATTAGATATCGAAGATATCTTCTGACTCGACATCATCTGTCTCGAACCCCTCTTCTCGCGATCTTTCATTCTCATGAATCTCGTTTCTTGTTAATCCCTGCTCAATTCTACCAAACCTGCCATGCATTACCATGCTAATATAGTCACCGTCGTCAAGACCTTCTCCATGACGTGCCACAACTGGAACTAATTTTCTGTTACCATTACTCTCTCCATCGGCAGCTATCTCTTCGGGCGATTTCATCTTAAAAATAGAAAAACTTGTACATAGCCAAATAAGCCTGTCAGAACCAGAGACAACTGTGGTTGTTTCGGTCGTAGTCCCATCTCTGTTTAATTGTACAAAAGCTAGACATGCGACATCATATTTGACAGTAAAGTTATGCAGCTGCGTAATTTGAAAGCCTAAGACCTGATATTCTTGCATAGACGCACTGATACCTTCGCTACCCATCAACTTCAAGTAGTCGTAAATAATCAGGCAGTCATTGGTTCTACCATGCTCATCAAATCCAACATGTTGATAAATCCATTTTCTCATCTGGCTTAAGATATTTTCAAACGATTCGCCAGCAATGCTAATATAGTGATATGGAATTGACTTCAATTTCTCTGCGGCTTTGTGTACCTTTTCTTTATCAATCTCACTTTCAGTAAATCTACCGCTTGCAATTCTGTTAATTTCAACGCCAGAAATATTGGCCAACATTCTGTGGTAGTGGTCTTCTTTTGACATTTCTGTGTCAAGCATTAATACTGGAATATTTTCTTCTCCAGCAACGTGTAGTCCAACAGCATCTCCATACATAGACTTACCAACTTTTGGCCGCGCGCCCACCAGATCAACACATTTTCTTCTAAAGCCGCCTCCGATGGCTCGGTCGTAATCGCTAAATCCAGAAGGTATTCCAATATAATCTGAAACATTATTTTCTAAGAAGTCTAGATATTCGTCAAGACCTTCTCCAATAGTCTCTGTTTTTTTGTTGCCCGACTGGTAAATATCTCCTGTTGCTTCCAGAATACGGTTCTCAACACGCGAAATAATATCCATGATATCTTCATCGCCTGTAACCGAACTAAGCTCAGAATCGCAAACCTTCATCATCTTGCGGAAATCTCTAGCCACTCTTAGCTTTGTTATTTTGGATGCATAAATACCAATATTGTCCTTAACAATTGGCATATTAAAAAGAGATCGAATATATCCAATCTCTTCTTTGGTGTTGATTACTTCCTCTACACCCATGTTGTTTGCTACGGACAGTATAGATGATAATTCAACCTCTGTATTTTCAGAAATTGATTTGTAAACGCAGTCAAATATTAACTGGTTCATTGCGTCTGTAAATGTCTCAGACGTAACATAGTCAATTTCTAAATAAGCATCAAGACCATGTTGGCACAATCCGGCCAGCACAGCTCGTTCAGATGCTAAATCTTCTAGTTTATTTATCGTCTTAGGCATTTGTCACAAACAAAAAAATCACGTTTGAATGATGGGTGAATTTCAACTTCTTTATTGCATCGGGTGCAAACCTGAACAACTTTAGAAAATTTAGGTCTAGTTCTTTCGGTTCTACTGATATTTGGTGTTTCGTTGATTTTGTCTTTATGTTCAGTTCCATTATCTACAAACTTATTAACTCTGCCCGGAGGCGTTACAACTGGCTGACGACTGTTGCTTACGTTATTCATAGCAAATTCTGAGAACTTAGATGGCAGCTTAGACCTGTCCGCTTCCGTATCTGACATTGTAGCAGTCTCTACTGGAATTTCATCAAGTAATTCCATAGCAAGCTCTATCATGTCGATATCGCCTTCTTCTTTTGCCTTTTTGAGTAATTTTTTAATCTTGTCTTTTGTGGTCATTATTTTCTCCTAGCTAAGTTGGTTAGTATGTCTGCCATGCTTAAAATTCTACTAGCACATCCTTCTAATGTTCTGACTCTAGCTTCGGCATGTTTTTTGATTACAAGTATTTCGTCAGCCAGCGGATTTTCTTTGATGGCGGCATAATATCGCTGCTGCCATTTAGCGTACTGCCCACCGTACTGATCAAGTACCCCACCTATTATATACCAAATCGAAGAATCTGCCCACTCTAAAACGTTTTTTTCTTTAACTTTTACAGTTTCTACATATTCTGCGTAAGCATATAACTCGTAGGCGCACATCAAACATTCGGCAGAAGTTAGCGCACGCATTCTGTCTGCGTCCATGTTCAGCAGTTCACTGATCCTGCTATCTTTTTCTGGAGCCTTTACTTCTTTCAAATACTTAGAAGTTTTCCAGTCTTCAATAGCTTGCTTAAATTCCTGTAATCTTTCTTCGCCAGTCATCTTCTGTCTCGTTGTAGTTAAATTCAATAATTGTTATACTGTTAACATTGCACCATTCTTTTTTTTCGCGGTCGCGCGCCTGCGCTCTGTAAAATGATAGCTTGTCTTTAAAATGAAACTTGTTAAACTCGAAGTGTTGTTTACCATGCACTTCAACAATCAAATTCCTGTTCGGTATATAGAAGTCACCTCTAAGTTTAGAGCGACTTCTTTCTGTTTGCGTTCCTGCTAGAGTCACTTCTTCCAGAATTGTATCATACGGATAACAATTTTCAAGTACTTTTTTAGCCTTTTGGTGAAGTTTTGATCTTTTTCCGCCTCCAGACTTAGGGTTCCAAGTGTACTCTCTACCATCTAGTCCGGTTATTTTCATAGCATTGCTTTGATTTGAGACTCTAAAAAATCAACTAGTTTAGGATTTTGTTTTAGAAAAGCATAAAGCTTGTCTTGACCTTGAAATTTATACGCTTTCATCAACACTTCGTTATCCTCAACATTAGCATCTTTGTCTATTTCTTTAATTAAATCCTTACATTCAGTAACAAAGTCGCAAGTAAACCAAGCTCCACCCTTGCTAATTAAACCAAGGTCGCAAGCCAAAATCAAAACTTCTTGAGTGCTGTCGATACCTTTTCCATATCTGATATAGCTTTGGACCTGACCGCCCGGAGCGCCCATTGATGAGCAAATAATTTTCCAGTTGACGATCTGACCAATCCTTTCTCCATCAGCAGTTGTCCAAGGTTTGATAGCAGGGGTGTCCATTCCGCTGCCAGCAATCTCCATTCTTGTGTCAGCCTGATATTGAATTTTATTGCCACCATCAGAAAGTTTAGCCTTACCAAAACCGCCCGTATTCGCAATGTAATGAGTGATAGCAATTACCAAGCCTCTTTGGCGTGGCAAAAGCATACCAATCTTTTTAGTAAAGATAGAAAGAATTTTTGGAAGACCTGCTCGTTTTGGAGAAAAATCTCCATCAAGCTCTTTTGAGGGAAGTAAAGACGAAACAGAATCAATAATCAATACGGCCCCTTGATAATCTGGATGACTCATCATTTTGTATGCAACATCTAAAAAGTCTTCCGCAGGAATGGGCTTGTCTTCTGGTGCGATTACATGAATTTTATCAAGATCAAAACCTTCAACCTGAAAGTTCATATCTTTTAATCTACCTTCGACATCCATGTAGATTACTTCTCGACCCACCTTTTGCGCATTTACTGCGATTTGCATAGCAGTTGTTGTCTTGCCGCTTTTAGGGTCGCCAGTTAGCGTCAGCCAGCAAGCCTCTCTAACACCGCCGCCAAGTGCGACATCAATAGCGGGACTGATTCGAATCACTTCATAATTGCTTTTTTCTTGTAGAACATCCGTGCCCGTCTTGATAATGTTTCCGTACTGCTTGATCTGTTTCTTTAGATACTCTGGAGTTTTAGTTGCTGCCATCTGATTTCCTTAATTTTGATAATAAACTTTTTTGTTTAGGCATTGACTGTCTAGATTTAAATTCGCCTTCAAGTTTCTCCGCGACTTTCTTGGGCTTTTTAGCTTCTTCATCAAGCTCTTTTTGAGCTTTCTCAACACCTTCTTTTACGAAGTCTAAATTCAGTACGAACTTTTTAGACTTATGCAAAAACCCCAAAGAATAAACATTTTTTCCTCTAGGGCTATTTAAATATTTTAACACAGCTTCTTCGCTGTATTTCTTAATCAGCTTAGACGCTGCACGGATTTGCGTTTTATAATCTTCACCACGATTCCAAAATTTGTAAGCTAAACTCCCCTTGTTGTCTCTTTCGGCCTTTCGAATGCAAACTAACTCAGCAATGTACTGCGCTCCGTTACACGGCTGTCCCGTTGATATGCTTTTGTACTTTTTTGAATTTTTCTGATTCATTCTTGAATACCATTTCGGAAACGTTGTCACCAGTTGGCAATCTAATCGACTGACTCTTTTCAAATTCGTTAAATGGCCATACAAACTTTTTTACATCAATATTATCGGCTTCCGGGCGTAGTAATGACACGACTAAAAATTGATAATCTTTAAAACTTCCGTCCATAAACTGTTCCTTGGCAATCCCTCTAGATATAGAAAAGCCATCTAATCCATCCTCATCCAAAAAGAAAGTATGCGTTGGCGCTCCGAACATGTATAGCTTGATCTCTAGAGCTTTAACGTCAGTATTACTGGCGAAAAAAAACTTTACTCGATCCCAGCAGGGCATGTATCCGGGACGCTCGTAATCCCCCCAAATAGAAGATCCGTCGCTGAGAATAATTTCCCACGACATTATAGTTTGTCTATGACAAATGTCTTTCATGTAGGGATCAAACGTTCTACATATACCTGTTTTCATTAGTCTTTAATCCTATGAATACAGCTCGTTGTTCTGGCTGGCATTTTACGTTTTGATTTTTTATTTTCATCACTGGCAATTGATGCAGTTTCAGTCATAGTCACTGCTCCGTATTTTTTATTTCTTGCGTATAGGTCACTAATATCTGCAACTTCGGGAGCCTCGTCGCTAGAAGGTTTTTCTGGCTGTGGGTCTTTAGTTATAGTTTTTAGATACTTGTTAATCATATTTTCAGAACGATTCATTTTAGAAGATAGTTCTGCAACAGAAGTGGACGAATAACAATTTTCAATAAATGTTTTTTCTTTTTTAGATAGTGGGCCTTTTTTCATTTTAGTTCTCCATTAATAGTCTTCGGGCAGTAGTAAAGTAAATTCTGTTTTTAGTTTCTAGATATTTTATGTAGGCATCAAAACATTTTCTTGAAACTTTTCTGTATTTGTACATTTTGTTTAACTTCCCCTGCGTGTAGCCAAAATCTGCTTGATAGGGGTCGATAATTTCTCCTCGGCCAAACATAACAAAATGCTGGGTAGAAACATTTTCGTGATCGAAAGCGCAATCAACTACTTTAGCTAACGCCATTTTTTCATCAACAGACTCTCCCCCTTTTCCAAAAAACGACACAGTTGCCGATCTTGCATTTGGTAGATTGAGGTAAGATAGGTCATCATTGCTCATGTATTTTCTCCATAATTTTTTTAACTTTTTCAGCGCACTCAGCTTCGGTAGCGCCTTTAACAATAATTTGAGCCTTTTCTCCTAAATAATATTTCTGCAAGTCTGGATTGCGAAGTATGTGATGGCTCAGTGTGTTATCCTCATTGATTGGACGTATATCTATTCTAAAAGTAACAACGCCTATATGCGGCTTACTTTTTCTAGGCACGGGCTGCATATTAGTCCCCTTTTTCGATCCATTTAATTTTTTGTTCAGGAGTCATTGAAACAATTTTTTGATGCTGTTCACGTTTTGCCTTTTGTTCAGGTGTCAAACGTGTGCTTCCACGATCTTTGTTTTCTTTTTCTTGTTTCTCGTAATGACCCATTTTTCTGGTATTTTCATCTGCCAGTTGACCAATAGTTTTAGGATTTCCTCTGACAAATAAATTTGGAGCGCCCAATATCACACGCTTCAAAGTTTTTTGGCCGCACACAGGGCATTCTTTTAGATTTTCATATTCATTGAACGTCATGAATATTTCTGTGTGATAGCAGCATGGCTCGCACTCAAAATCATAATTAGGCATGTTTTTCCTTTTCAATTTTAAGATATCAAAACTTGCTGGCGGGAGGCAGCGTTTAACCTACGAACATGTCGGTGGTACATAATAACCTCCCTAACCAGCGAAGGGCTAGTATATTATAGCCATATCATCAAATTATCGCACAAATTATCTCAGACGACCTAGAATTTTAGATATAATTCCATTTCTAACAATATCGTCGTCTGTCAGTCTGCATATTGCAACGCCCTCTAAATCTGTCAAAGCGTCCATGCAGTCATAAAGACCGCCCGCCTCGCCGCGCAAGTCGGTCTGGTCTAAGTCGCCATTGACCACAGCCTTGGAACCAAGACCGATTCGAGTTAAAAACATTTTGATCTGCTCAAAAGTTGCGTTTTGCGCCTCGTCTAAAATCATAAATGAGTTATGAAAGTTTCTTCCACGCATATATTCTAATGGGCATAGCTCGATAGAATTGGTCGCTCTCATGGAATTGAATGTATCCATACCTAAGTATAGCTTCATTTCTTCTAAAATAGGCACAAGATAGGGAGACACTTTTTCTGTAAGTGTTCCCGGCAAATGTCCAAGTCCTCGACCAGCTTCTACTACAGGTCTGGTAATAATAATTTTTTCTATTTTATCTTCCAACATATATTCACAGGCAAGTCCGACTGCCACAGCTGTTTTACCTGATCCCGCAGGACCAGAGCAAAATGTAACATCACTTTCTGACATTGCGGCAATATAATCTTCTTGATTTTCTGTTTTTGGCTTTAAGGTTTTTCTCTTGGGTCGAATTGGCTGTTTTCTTTTTTGTTGTTTTTTTCTGGACATTTTATCTCTTTAGTAAATGGAACTTGTTGAGAAGTTTCGTATCGTACTGTCCTTTAACAGAAAAATTTCACTATGATCGTTCTGAAAGCTTACTGTACCTTCCACATTTCCACCGCCGGCATCGCCACCGGAAACATCCAAAGAGGTTAAATAATTCTTGGCCCCTAAGTGCCATTGAAAAAGATTTACCCCATCAGCCTCCGCAATAATTTTAATTTCTCTGTCTGCCCTATATATGTCTACATGATCTACCGGAGTTTCATCGCCATCGGCCTTGGTATGAAAAGTGTCTGTTACACTATGATCGCCAGAGGCGTTGGTAGTTAGTTGATACTGATCGCGCAGCACGCCTTGGAAAGTGCATGAAACTTCAACCGGCAAGTCTACTACTTTAAAAACGTTTTGCTCTGCTATGTCTCCGCCAGTTTCGTCAAGGCCGGTTGTAGGCGTTGTGCTAGATGAGTCGGCACTGCCTCTCCACATGCCAATATCTGTCAAATCTTGATAATTTATGTTGAATTCAATATCTATGTTTTGTAGTCCAAGAATAGGTATGCCCTGTAAAGAATTATTTAGATCAAACATTCTGGTAACTTCGGCGGGAAAAACGCAGGAAGAAGTAACTATGTCTTGCCTTTTGACAGTTTCTTCGGAATCTAGATCACTGGTGGGGTATTGAATCAATCTGTCATTTGTAAGCTGCTCGTAAAAATTTGTAGTGAAGGTTAAATTTTCTGTGACTGGCCCTTGCACTGGAATATTGTAGGACACATTTGTAAGAAGGCAGCATCTATAAATTACCGCTGATGCCGTTCCCGCAATGGAATCCGTAGGACTAGTTAGGCCGCTGTTAACTCTATTTTTGGTATCCAGCGTATACACAAGCAAAATATCATAATTCTTTAAGTTGTTATCAATACCTGTGTGCCCGATGCCGTTTGTGTCATTCAGTATGTGAGCATCTTCATACGCGGTTTGGCCACTAACATTAAAAAAGAAATCACCAGCTTTATGAATAACTCTAGAGATAGTTATTGAAAACGTTGTTTTCCCGTAAGAGCCGTATTCTCGCTGGAAGCGACCGATATCTAAGTAGGTTTCTCTAGAAGATTCTTTAGATACTCCAACAGACTGGACTCCTTTTAAGTAAGCGCAGTCAGTTGCTGGATCGCTACCTCCGGTTAAAGTAGTGTACCTCGAATTGGTATACACTGCCTGACAAGCGTAAAATATTCTATCATTGATTGGTGATAGTGCCATGTATAAACCTTTTCAATATTGTTGGGAGGTATTCTCTGACCTGCGAACTGGCCGCTGGCAAGATTTGACCTCCCATTATTCCTGTCCTGTGCTATATTTATATACACATTTAGTCGCCCTCTTTAACGAAGATTCCGTCCACCATCTTGCCTTTCCTGTCTTTGATGTCGTCCCACGCTTTTTCTAGGCAATCAACCATACTAATGCCGTTACGCTCCATAATATTGATCATAACCACCAACATATCGCCAAGATCGTCCCGCACATCATTGCCCTTACAAACACTGTCAGAAAGCTCTCCAAGCTCCTGTAATAGTTTCAAAACTTGGTCCTTGTCTGTACTTCCGGTAATTAGATTTCTGTCATAATGCCATTGCACAATTTTACTAATCATCTTTTTCCTTTTTAAACTTAAAATGAATTTTGTTCAAATTTATCGTAATGTGCGTCTCATCTCCGACTTCTTCAACTTCGACATTTTTCGACACACCATCAATAATTCGCCCGACTTGGGCAACCATATCCTTCGTAATTCCATACTTATTTAATAACGACTCAATGGCCCCGTCAAAAATTCCAGTGTAGTTTTCTTCAGGCATCTTTAATTCTACCTCTCTGACTAGGCGTAATCACAGCTTCCCACTTTTCTTTTAACCAGCTTTCTTCTGGCACGATCATGTCTGAATAATCCCAGCAGTCGTGATACCATCCCTTTAGCCCATCAACATGATATTCTGGCCCAACTGCTAAATTCGGCGGTAAATCAATGTAAACGTGGCTTCCAGATATACGTCGTGTAAATAACAAGCAAAAAGTTTGATCTTCTTTAAATAAGTGACTCATACTATTTTCTAACTTCTCCCGTTCCAGATAGCTTGTAATGTATGCTTGAACGGTTCGCCTTCGATAGTGGCGACGAGATCCCACATCTGCTGTGCAATCTCTCTGATTTCTAACTGTGCATGTTCGCTGTTTCTTAGTTTGATAAAGTTGGCAAAACTTCTCATGTTGAACATTACATCAGCCTGAATCTGCGAGTTGTATGTCTTGAAGAATCGTGCCGACTCTTTTGCTCGTTTGCGTCCCAAAACTGGTTCAAGGTCTGCGATACAGCGATGGTATAGATCATTACCAATTTTCGTATATTCTTCTAACTTTTCTGCCCAGTCAGTTCCACCATGAAGCCTAGTTTGACCATACGCAATAACCCAATCTTCTGGAATGTAATACTTATCCTCCTTTAATTCTTTGTAGCGAGCTGACTCAGCATTGAGAGAACTAATGCGATGCTTGAGCAAATGGATATGAGAAGCAATATCTGTATCAACAAGAAAATGAACTTGTCCTTTTTCAAAGGGTGTCTCATGTCCTTCGCTCCATAGCATATTAATTAGTTTACCGATTCTATTACGCTTGTTCTCGGTCAGGTTGCGAGAGGTGCTTGTCCAAGCAGAGCAAGCTATCACCTCATCGGAACCATAATGACCAATTAATTCAACTTTATTCTTCATTTTCAATTCTTTGGGTTATCCTAACAATTTCCTTTACCAAATAACTATCCTCACAAGGATGGCTTCCTGTCAACTCTACGATCTTTAAATAGTCAGACATTAAAGCGTCTAAATTTTTTTGATCTTGAGTTTTGTTTTTTCCACACTTGCATTTACGGCAGCAAACCATTGTTAACCCCTTATAGTTCGAAATCTAAGTTCATATCTTCCAGATCGTTTGTACTAGCTCCAATCTTGTAACTAGTAATTTCATGCTCTTGTGGCGCAACTTGAACAGAGTCGGACTTCATCCAGCTTTCTGTCCATCCCGCGATAGGATTCTTGCCCACGTTTTCGTAAGGCAGTCCAATCGTTTTTCTGCGGGACATGCATAGCCAATCAATGTATTGATGCAGAACAGTCTCATTGAGACCAATGATAGAGCCGTCTTTGAATAAGTATGACGCCCACTCTTTTTCTTCGGTCGCGGCGCTCTCGAACATTTCGATAGCGGCATCCTGACACTGTTCTGCGGTTTTTGTAAAACCTTCTGATTCCTCTGTATTGAGAATTTTTAAAATCTCTTGTGTATTTGTAAGGTGCAATGCTTCGTCTCGCTTGATTAGCTTGATGATGTCTGCATTGCCTACCATTTTCTTGTTTTCTGCGAATGCGAAGCTACAAATAAAACTCACGTAAAATCTGATAGCTTCCAAAATATTGATAGATATGACAGTCATGTAAATCTGCTTTTTCAATTCCGCCTTTGATGATGTGGAACAAGCCATACCCATCAAATTATTATAGTCTTCAATTGCTGACTTTGCACGCTTCATAATTTCTTTATCTTCATAAATTCCGTCAAAAACTTCTCTACTATCTGCATACACATTCTGAATGATATAGCTATAGCTTTGAGAGTGAATTTTCTCAAAAAATTGCCATGTCATCAGGCACGCCTCCAACTCAGAGTTGGTAACGAATTCTAGCAGTGTAGGAACACCTCGACAAATTACGCTATCCAACATTGTTTGATATTTAAGGTTGGATGTGAAGATAAACTTCTCATTATCGGTCAGAGTGGCAAAATCATTGCGGTCTTTCTTTAGCTCGATCTCTTCGGGTCGCCAAAAGTTTTCCATCTGCTTGCTATCTAGTTTTTTAAAGATAGGATATTTTAATTGGTCGTATCTCTGCACTCCCAGATCCTTGCCTAAAAACAAAGGCTGAGTCATTGGATCTACATTCTTCATATTAAAAATCGTTTTCATTATCTTACCTTTACATCCCAAGTTACTTTATCAATATTTGTTACGTCTGTTAAATTAACGCCTCTTGGCGAGTGAACATTGTCAACCACCAAAACTCTAGAGCCATAAGAGCTAGTGTCTCTAACTAAAGTCGGCACAACGTCCTGCTTCCAATCATATCTTAAATCCCGAACTACAAAGTTTCCATTCTGAGTTCCTGTTCTAGATCCATCCCCTCTAATTTCATATACGACGGGAATCTGTGTCATATAACAGTTTTTCATAGTAACAATCCCGCCGCCCAAAACATTCACAA